AGTAAAAATAACTTTGTCATTCAAAACAACCCATTGATCAGGAAACTTGGCATTAGGGTTGTTTGACAAAATAGGTGAATCAAGCAATGCGTGCCACTGGCCACCCTCCCAAAAAGGCCAAGTGTCGGTTTTCATACCTCTGTAGCCTTTGTACCTAAAAAATCGACTACCAACTCGTACAAATAACCCCGGAGAAGAGCCGTTTAGAAGGGACGCATAAAAAACAGAGTGGGGGTTATTGTTGGCAAACTTACTGTTTTGGTTTCCCTTAGTGTAAGGGCAGGGTCCGACAATAGATTTAAGCGTACCCTCAGGGGTAAGCAGCAAGTTTTGGACCGTATTAGCTAGCTCGCTCGGCGAAAACTGAACATGCTCTTCCCCTGGAGGAATAACAAAATAATCTACTTCTTGTTGAGTCGGACCTGCCATTTACAGCTCTCAGCAAAGATTACAGTTGGATACCTTGCTCGAAAGACTTGTCCTTCCACACTTTAGACAAGAGAGTCTGTACATCAGGTAGGGCCTTTAGGCGAACATCAGACTTAAGAGCGCGAGATCTCCAAGAAAAGAACTTCTCGTTCTCCCAAGGTTCAGGAACAGCCACAATCACATCTGGGTTGGTGTCTTCCGATTCAACAGCAATCTCTTCTTCCGCAACTTCGGGAAGAGCAGGACCGTACCAAGAGCCAGTCTCAGCGTGATAGATCCATTCTTTAGGCATCCAATCGGTCTTACCTCGGTGCTCGGTATCACCAGAGACAAACTCAATACCGTTCTTAGCAATCAATGTCGCTGACCAGCTCTTTGTGCTCTCTCTTTCTGCACAAGTAACGCTCAGGATAATTGCCTCTTCGTAACGACCATTCAAACTCATACGGCACATTTTAGCCCCAAGCTCTGGTCGAGGTAGAGCCAAGGGTGACGTATATTGAGTTAGATTCTTTAGCTTCTTCACAGTAACCTCTATGTGGGTGTTTATTCGCTAGTCGAACCAAATGTTCCATAGCGATGTCGTGCAGAATATCCAAACATTGGAACAGGTTCTACTACACGACCAGGGTTAGCGTATCTCTCTCGATACTTTCGGGCGAGTTCAGTATACCTATCTAAGTGAAGTTGTGCACCTTGCTGATCAACCCCGTCCATCAAACACAAGTAATAAAGAGCAAGCTCAATAAGAGTAGGTATCGCGTCTCTTTGAATAGGGGCAGTATCAGAGTCTGTTTGATACTTACGAGGTAACCTCAACACACGAAAATCAAGTTCGTATCGAGCGTCCTGATGAGGGTAAACTTTATACGCGTAGTATCCAGTAGAGTGGCGCAAAGGTCGATTGTAGTCATACAGTTGATCACCATTCCAAATAATACGAGCACCATCCTTACGGACTTGATTAAGAGATGTCTCATCCGCAAAAATAGACCCCTCCGTATACAGTTGATCATATGTCGGCTCAACTTCACACAGCATATAATACTTACCGCTAACTTCACCTTGACGAGAGTCCCTGTCTCGATTGCTGGATATTTGAGAGATGTAGTATCTAATACGGTAACCGGTTCTACCCTTGCGAAAATCCCAAGCTGAATCGGTGCTTCCAGGCGCAGCAACTGCACTCTGGAATCCTAAAATCTCATCTATATTTGTTGCAGCAAATATTAGCGCTCGCTTAGAACCAGCACCCGCAGGCAACCCCTCTTCCTCTGCTTCACCCGTCCCAGGTGTAACCACAGGTGGTTTAGAGCCATCTGGTTTTTGGTTGTCTCCTGCAGTAGGGGGTACAGGTGATTTAAAGTTTACCGTGTTTTTAATCACCGCTATTGGAGAAGGCGCACTTTCCCACACGGGATCATATACACCACCACTGGTGTTGTGGCCGGTACCTAAAGTTCCTCTATAAGACTCATGAGCCCACACTACTTGAGAATTAGTAAAAGGGTCAGTATCACTTGAGTGGAAGTCATGTTTAACCTCAAGCTTGTCTCCGTTTATAGAGGGAGATTGCTGCCACTCTTTATCCCTACGCCCCCAAACATAGGTGTAACAAATACCCCATTCACCGGTTGAGTAAGCGTTAAACACATCACCATGGCCCCAGCATCTTCTTTCCGTGAGGGATGAAGGAGTTACCAAATGAGTTTCGTCATCCATAATCAATTCAGCTACGTCAGGTGGATCCGAAGGAGCCGGTAGCTGAAAATGCCTACCTCTCCACATACGATAGGGCCTACCTGTACTTTCGCCTCGATAGTCAAGCATGTCTTGCCGATAAGCACCCGCTGTATCAATCGACCAAACTTGTTGACGCGTACCATCAAAAATACGAGCAGGCTCAAGTACCTCCATTACATCGTCACGGAGAAAAAACTCAGGTTGATGCAACCTAAAGTCCATCATATTACTTACACTGTTGCTACCTGAAGGATTAGACCAAGGCCGATCGATAGTTACAAAATAGGTGTAAACCCAAGTTGGGACGTCTTGAGAGCCCGTATTCTCCGCCAGCTTAAAAAACTCAAGGCATTGACGTCGATGCAACTGACCATTTGTGTCAGTAAACTCGATGTGCATGATGCCATCCCATGTACCATCAAGCGTCGGCGTCCAGGTAGAAGTACTGGAGCCAAGAGGCTTACCGTCTTTACCGTAAAACTGAAGAACTCTTTGATCAAGTGTGGCCAACACTTTAGCGTCATAAGTTGAACCCTCCACATCAGGACGAAGAGCGATATGTTGCTCATCGGGCACCAAAGCTTCAGGTACGTCACCAGCAAGTCGATCAAGAGATGTGTTCAACGCTTCTCGAATACGATCATCGAGAGTCTTACCTGAACTGTCCCATGATCTGAAATTAAGCAATCGTTGGCGAAGTGCGCCGAGAGATACGTCCACAGGACCTCCAAAAGATAAGAGGGGCGTAACCCGAAAGCTACGCCCCTCAACTATATCACGAACCTACCTATTAGGAAGGAATGTCGATCCGTGCAATGACGTAACCCGCACCGAAAGTCGAGCCGGAATCTTCTGCTTCAAGAGCAATACCGATAACGCGGTTACCATCACCGGCACTCGTGCCCGCAATAGTATCTACTTCACCGGCTGTGTTATCTCCATCTGATGCCAAAAGGTTGCCTGCGGCGACCCCAGCTTCAGCTTCAACAACGCAAGCACCCTTGCAGATAATCCAACCATACTTGCCAGATGCAATCGCGTGATCGGCTACTCCGAGAAGATCCCAGATAAACGTCTCACTCGCTGCATCCTCGGCTGCTTTGAATGGAGTGGTGTCAGCGTTACGCTTACACAGAGAACCTGCTGCAATCGCAGCTGCGGCCTCTACAAACACCCAAGTACGGTCACCCGAAAGCATAAGCTTCTGAGCGTCTGTAAGTGTAGTGCTTGTGTTTACACCAGATCCATTCGCAGCAACTTCGTCTGCTGATTGAACATACTTAGTACCCAGAGGATAAACTTCTGAGTCATAAGTAGTAGACAAAGAGTCTGTTTTAACAGTTCCCATGATTCACCTTCCTTATGAGGTTGCTGTAGTACCAGCGGTACCAGTTACAGCGCCCTGAGCAGGGAGCTTGGTGCAGATCATGTTGCCTTGCATTGCAAACAGAGCAGTCACAACGTCTTGATCACCAACACGCTCCTTGAACTCAGAGATGTTCGGAGCTTCGAGCATCGGGAATTCGAGGTAGTCGGTGTTCAGGAAGTAGGAAACTCCGTCAGAAGCATCAGATCCAGAGAACGCAGAATCATCCTTATCAAGGTCGATAGACGAGTGGACCTTAGCCAAACCAAGCGTAAGTGCCATGGTGTTGGACTTGTCAGTCTTATCGTCAACCAAGTTGATTCGGACGTTGTTCTGAAGCAGGTTCTGATCGTACAGAGTGTACGTATCGTCGTCCATGATCACAAGGTCTGGACCCTTACCAGGACCGCCCGCGTAGTGAGCACACTTACGGTAAACCCGGCGAAGAGGGTGAAGACCATTGGCAGCAAACCCGGAAGTAGAAGTCACATCTTCAAACTGGTTGAAGTGAGAAATCGTGCTGCTCTTTGTGACACCTTGAACAGATTCTGCATCTGAGTCTTGCTCAGCTGTAGTACGGAAGTCGATGAGACCATTGGTCACACCAGTTCCGATACCGTCAGAAACGTGACCGTTCAGGGTAAGGAATCCCTTAAGCTCAGAAGTAGTGAACACAAGACCACGGCTGACACCAGTGAGGAAGTACTTGTTCAAGTCTGCCTTCACCGCTTCCATAGTGGTTTGTGGGTACTCTTCAATGAGACGAATGACAGCCAGCTTGCCGCTGTTCTGGTTCAACTCACGCTTAGGAATGTTAACGGCGACAACAATACGATGCGGCTCAACTTGGAACCGGTTGATTTGTTGACGACGGGTCATGTTCAGTAGCTCGTCACCGACGTAGACACCGACACCGCGAGCAGGTGCACCACCAGCGAAGGAACGCTCAATACGAGTTCCTCCTTCCATGGGCATACGTGCTTTTGTTGTCAGGGCCTCGAACAGTTCATTGCTACGAACAAACGAGTTCACTAGAGGTCCACGGAGATCCGCAAACGTAGTGTTCAATAGTTCGGTACTAATGGACATTTCGTGCCTTTTGGCTGAGTGGGCGAATAACCCACAAATAAAAAGTAGGGTTTTGTTTGTGTATCGCCTGCCCGGTAGTGACTATACCGGACCTTTCGGCTACCCGGCACACTGATTGGGTGCGTGATTATTGTATACAACACAAAGTCTAACCGTGCAAGTGCATACACTTCCATACCAGACATAACTAAACATGATACGATACAAATCATGGCAGAAGCTCAACGTAAATCGACTAAACGTGAATCAGGCGCAAGATACGCAGACGTACCTGGAATACACCCCGGTAAGGTACGTGCCCTATTCTCTACACCAGATGCTTTTGTATCAATGTGTCAGATTGTCAGAGAAGACGAAACAATCGGGTACATGGAGCCTACGTTTACTCAGCGCAAGGTGCTCGAAGCGTACGAAAACAATCAATGGATTATGGTGAACAAATTTCGCCAAGCCAAGATTACAACCGTATCAGTCATGCTCTTACTAAGAGATTGTATGTTCTTAGAAGGAGTAAAAGGCTTGCTTATCGCAGAGAGACAAGACACAGCCGAAGACATCTTTGAACGAATCTTGTTTGCGTACCAAAGACTACCAGCAGACGTACGAATGCCACTAGCCCCAGGACGAAAAGCAGGAGCAACACAAATGCAGTTCGTACATGGTGGCGGGATCAAAGTCCTAACCGCAGGCGGAAGATCGCCAGCAATTGGTAGGTCCATCGATCGCCTCGTAATCACAGAGTTTGGCGAAGCGCAGTGGCAAAAGAAAGCGGCCATCAACATATTCCCCACCGTCAACAAAAGGCCCAACGCCAAGGTCATACTGGAGTCAACGCCAGGGAGAGCAGGTTCCCACCATGAACAGATGTGGCAATCATCACTGGAAGGAAACAGTAGATTTACTCCCGTGTTTCTCGAATGGTGGAGAGATGAAAGCTGCCGCATCATCGCTAAAGATTTAGACTTCAAGCCTGATGAGGTTGAGTATCAACAACGTCATAAAGACATGGGTCTGGCAAGTCTGGCGTTTAGGCAACGAGCACTTGGTACAGAGTTTGTAGGAGACGCACGTCTCTTTTCTTCTAAGTACCCCTCTGATCCGTATGATGGGTGGCTGGGCTCAACGAATCCTGTCATGCCTGCAGAGCTTCTGAAGCCCGCACTTGCAGCAGCTAAGTCTGACCCACCTATGGGTATGTTTAGTATTTTTGAGATTGACGAACCCGACACGAAGTACCTTATTACGGCTGACCCTGCTGGATTCGGATCTACAGGTGATAAATCTGCCCTCACTGTTTGGGACACAATGGAACGTAAAGAGGTCGCTTTCTGGGAAGGACGAGAAGCTCCCGACAGGTTCTCTAAACGTCTTGAACGAGCGCAGAAGCGCTACAACATGGCTCTTTTAGCAGTTGAGTCAAACGCTACAGCTTGCATCGCCATCCTAAAAGAGAATGGGGCTAAGAATCTATTGTGGACAAACCACAATCACCCAGGCTGGTACGCAACAAATAAGAGGCTTCAAGAGGCAGAAGCATTGCTCGTCCGTATGCTTAGGCACGAAGAGATAACTTTACGTAGTCGCGGCCTTTTACATCAGTTGCTCAACTACGACGGTACTCGGAAGAAGAGAACAAAGGGCCTTGACGGAGCTACTCATCACTTTGACCGTGCACGAACAGCCGTTATGGCAGCGGATATTCTTTCGCGGAGGCATTTCGTTAAAGGTGCAACCGAGATACAGTTACCTCGGACACCGGGACAAATCACGATCGGTGACTTAGACAAACACAAGGCTCACCAAAAACAACTCGGAAAGAGTCCTTTTAATCCCCTACCCAGAGACAGGAGCTGGTGATGACAGAGCAAGAAAAGAAAGAGCAGTTCGCCAAGATGATGGCCAAGATGAAATCTGAAGCTCAGGCTATGAAAGAATCTGAACTAAAGGGAGATCCAGCAATTGAAGCCGCGATGAAGCCCAGCGTTAAGCCAAAGGCCGAAGAAAAACCACCGGTTATGAAAAAGTAACTTATTGACGGAGATAGCAGCATGGCACCTAAGCTAAGTGCGCTAATCAAGCGCCATCGTGCGTTTTACGATCAGAGTGAAAGAAAGCAGTTTGAGAAGGCTCGTCGGTTTTACCGGGGTGACTTCTTTCGTTTTTCAGACTCTGACTTGGGCGGCACTGCTCGCCACTATCTGTGCAGCAAGAACCTAATCTACGCTATCGCAGATACAGCTATCTCCGCTCTTATCGGACCTCACCCACAAGTCGCTGCTATGCCTCGTACGCCTCAATCAGATGAGGCTGCTCCATCCGTAACGGGACTACTCGAATACATTTACGAGAAGAACCGGATGCGACGACGCGCCGCAACCGCATTGATCGATGCCGTCTTATGTAAACGAGGCATCTTCAAGACTGGGTGGAACGCAGCAGAAGATCGTCCCGTCACTAAAGTGATTGACCCCTCTGCTGTTTTCTTCGACATGACTGTACGTGACGTAGAGGACATTCGGTACTGGCTCGAAGCTACTGTTGTTCCCTGGTCTGAGTTTCAAGCTCGTGTAAAGCAAGGCAGGTACAGCGGAGACAACATCTCCCAGATTACTCCTGACCGGTACCCAAAGTGGCTGTCTACAGGAATGCAGCAAGACAAAGGTGCAAACGTCAAAGACGCATTCCAGTGGGTGACTATCTGGGAATACTACGATCGAGAAAGCGGTACGGTTAAGCACTACAACCAACAAGCTGATGTCGTACTCTTTGAAGATAAGATCGATTACATCCCATACAGCATGTTCAGCCTGAACCACTCAGGTGTAGACTGCTTGGGTCTCAGTGAGGTTCAGTTGGTTCTTGACCAACAAGAAACCGTCAACGACCTACTGACACACATGAAGCAGATCGTTTATCTGATGATTCCACGCATCATGTACGACTCTGGACGTGTAACAGAAGAAGACCTAAACAAGGCAGTCGAAGCATCTGCAGGTTCTTTCGTGGGCATCAGTCCACAGAACAGTGAGGCTCTCCGATCACTTGGTAGTTTGTTTTATGAAATGCCGATGCCTGACACTCCTGTGGGCATCAAAGAGTTTATTGCCCGAGAAGAAGACGACGCCGCCTTTATCTCTGCACTTGCTGAAGCAGCACGGGGTCAAGTAACTGGCGCACGTACAGCGACTGAGATGGCTATCATTGATGCTCAAATGCGTACCCGACTTGCTACTAGGGAAGGTCACGTACACGACGCGCTGGAAGATGTCGCTGCTAAGTCTTTCTACTTGTGCCAAAAGTACATGAAGAAAGAGAAGATGGTCCGTATCGCAGGTGATCGTAAGTGGACGCAAGTTGACCTTAAGAGCATCCAAGACCTTGAGATGGGCTTCAAGATGGTCAGCTACAACCCAATCCGCCAGAACCCAAGTGTACTGGCTGAGACACTGATGCAACTGCTTCCGTTCCTCTCTCAGGATCCAAACGTCGATACACGCAGGTTGACCGAGGAGGTCCTTTCAGGGCTCGGTCTACCGGCGCGTATCTTGCGGCCAGAAGAGGATGTAGCGGCAGAGCAGCAGCAAGCTATGATGGCTGCACAGGCCCAGTCTCTCGGCGGAGCCGCTGCTGGTAAGCCTGCAATCGAAGCACAACAACAGGCAGAGGCAGAAGCGGCAATGGCTGAACTACCTCCAGAGTTGCTTGCTGCGATGCTGGGTGGTGAGGGTGCGGCACCAGAAGAAGCACTTGCTGCCGGAGGGGGAGCGCCGATCAGAGAGGGTGAAGCCTAATGGCACTCTCCAAGCGAGACAAAGTCCGTAAAATGATGCTGATAAAAAAGCATCGGCTTGCAGGTGTCAATAAACCTAAACGAACACCTAAACACCCCACTAAAAGCCATATCGTTCTTGCTCAAGAAGGTGACAAGATCAAACTCATTCGATTCGGTGAGCAGGGTGCAAAGACCGCTGGTGACCCGAAGAAGGGCGAGTCTGACAAGATGAAGAAGAAGCGTGCGAGCTTCAAAGCACGACACGCAAAGAATATAGCTAAAGGTAAGCTTAGTGCTGCGTACTGGGCTGATAAGGTGAAGTGGTAATGGCTAAGTCTAAGTCTGAAAAAGCTCGTGAAGTAGTCAAGTCTCGTAAAAGCAAGCGCAAGCCTCTAAGCGAGTCAACCAAAAAAACTCTACGAAAGAAAGCTAAGGAATCAGGTAAATCTTACGCTACGCTGGTTAAAGTATACCGACGAGGGCAAGGAGCTTACTTGTCTTCAGGCTCTCGCGGTGTTTCAATGGCTGCATGGGCTATGGGTCGCGTAAACAGCTTTATCCGTGGCTCCAAGAAGCATGACACGGATTTGAGGTGAGTATGGCAAAACGCACTCAATCATACGCATACGGGGTACCCAAAAAGTACACGGATCATAGATCCAGTGAGTCAGGGAAGAAAGAATCTGCTGCCGAAATTAAGCGTACGTCAGACGCTTACGAAGCAGGGGAAGACATAGACATTAAGGCTGTTCAAGCAGCAAGAACTAAACGAGGCCGAAAGTCTCAAACTGCATAGGGGTCAACAATGCCTGGGTATCACACTGGTAAAAAGTATACAGCTAAGCAAGCTGCAGCTATTGCGTACAAGAAGTCTAAGAAAAAGAAGAAAAGCTGATGGCTACTTACTCTGAAATGATGAAGAAGCTTCGTGAGTCGTTACCTCAAGGTAGCGATGAGCCTGAGTCTGCTTACAAAACACTGCCCAACATCAAGGGCGTGACTCCTCAGGGCGGGATGAAAAACTTGCCCTACACACCCGGAGAAGAAGGCAAGGACAGCCTTCAGTTGTTGAAGAGCGATTCATCTGCAGGTGTTGACGTAGATGAAGACACCGATGCAGACGAGCCCATGGGTGACTTGGACATCGGCCCAGATGAGGACTCAGAAGCCCAAACAGACTTCTTTATGAGTGAGCTTAAGAAAAAAGGTGACGCGTTTAAAGCAGCACAAACAGCTCGAAAAGTCACTGCGGCAAAGAAACCTAAGGTAGAAGTCAAATCAACTACTGATAAACAAGATGGTGGTAGTCAAAACTTGGCAACAGAGCTTTTGGGTGAAATCGAAGAAGCCGAAAAATTAAGCCGACAAGAACGTGACAGCGATCGTAAAGAGCCGACAGACGAAGAAGCTGAAGAGTTTGAAAGAGAAGAAGACAAGGCTATAGACGACATCAAGAAAAAGGCACAAGAATTGACGGGCGAAGAAAGTGATGAGGATACTGACTCTCCAGAGGTAGAGCCTCTCACAGTCAATGACCAAGGTCTTCAAGTTAACGAAGCCGTCGTAGCAGATCATGGCGACAACATCAGGATCGATGACACAGAAGGTGAGACTGACATCTTCGACATTCTTGATCAACACGAAAAAAACATACGTGGCGACATGTCAGATGA